AGTCGTTCTTTCGGCCAATCTCTAAGGATAGCGGCAAATCCGGTTCTGGTCCGCGCCCGCACTTCGCGCTCTGCGACGAAGTGCATGAACACCCCGATCGCTCCACCATGGAAATGCTCGAGCGTGGGTTCAAGTTTCGCAGGCAGCCCCTGCTCCTTATGATCACCAACTCGGGCAGCGACCGCAACAGCATCTGCTGGGAAGAACACGAGCACGCCGTCAAGGTGGCCGCCGGTACGCTGGCGCCTGACGAATCCTTCTCATACGTCGGCGAGGTGATCGACGACACGACCTTCGCGTGGGTTTGCGCGCTCGACAAGGACGACGATCCGCTTGAGGATCCGACATGCTGGAAGAAGGCAAATCCGCTGCTCGGGACAATCCTGACGCCCGAATATCTTGCTGGCGTTGTGAACCAGGCACGGCAGATGCCAGGGAAGCTAAACGGCATCCTTCGACTTCACTTCTGCTGCTGGACCGATGCCGACAAGGCGTGGATGCCGCGCGAAACGGTCGAAAGCGTCATGGATGACTTCGCCCTGGAGGAACTGGCCGATAAGCCGGTGTATCTCGGCGCCGATCTTTCTGCCTCGCGAGACATGACCGTGCTAGCGGCTGTTGTTCCTACCGGGACGAAGGAGATGCAGCACGAAGACGGGTCTATTGTCAGTCTCCCAACGTTTGACGCGTGGGTGGAGGCGTGGACGCCAGGAGAAACGCTGCAGGCTCGTGCCGCGGCCGACAAGGCGCCTTATGACGTTTGGGTCCGCGAAGGTTGGTTGAATGCTCCGCCTGGGCAGCGCATCCGCTATGATTTCGTAGCAGCCAGACTTCAGCAACTGAATGAGATCTTCCGCATCCAAGCAGTGGCCTATGACCGGTACGCCTATGACAAGTTCCGGGAAGAGGTCGAGGCGCTCGGCATTATTGTCCCGCACGTAGCCCATCCGCAGGGCGGCAAGGTGCGTGCCAAGCCTGAGCCGGAAAAAGTTGAGGCTGCCAAAGCGGCAGGGCTACCGGCGCCTCAAGGGCTATGGATGCCGGGTTCGGTTTCCGCGCTCGAAGACATGATCATCGACGGGCGAATCCGCCTGCGTCGTAGCCCTTTGCTGATGACCGCCATCATGGGGGCGACGTTCGATCGCGATGCTCAGGACAATCGTTGGTTCGTGAAGACGAAGGCCTCGGTGCGCATCGACGCCGCCGTTGCACTCGCCATCGCGATCGGCGCGGCTGTTGACGGTGTTGCCGATGTCAAACCTGTGGTCAGTCCCTGGGACGATCCAAACTTCTCTCTAGCGGCATAGGAGGCCGTATGAAATGGCCGTTTAGCCGCGAAAAGTCGGCGGAAACCCGCGCAACGATAGAAAATCCGACGGTGCCGGTGAGTTCGGAGAACTTCCTGGCATTCTTCGGCGTGCAGTCGGCAAATCTGCCGTCTGTGTCGATCGACAATGCGCTTACTGTGCCCGCAGTGCTGGCCGCCGTGGCGTTTTTGTCTAGGACGCTGGCAGCACTTCCCCGGCACGCCTATCGAGACACTAAGGCCGGAGCCAAGCGGGTCACCGGCAAATTGGAAACCGTTGTTAATAGGGCTCCGAACGATGCGATGGGCTCCTTCGCATTCTGGCAGTACTTCTGGCAACAGGTCTTTACGGGCGGCCGGGGTCTGGCCTACATCGAGCGTACGCCGCAGGGCATCGACTCGCTGTGGCCGATGGATCCGTCGAAGACGGTCATCAAGCGCACCGGCCCGAAAGTCGTCTATCAATTCGAAAACAAAGACTATCCGGCCTCTGACGTGATCGACGTGCCGTTTATGCTCAAGGCGGACGGCCTGAAGCATTATGGACCGATTAACCGCGCGGCCAAAGCGATTCAGCTCGCAATTGCCATGAACGATTATGGCAGCAACTTCTTCGCTGGAGGTGGCGTACCACCGTTGTCGCTCGAGGGGCCGCTGCCGGCTGGCGCCGATGCCATGAAGCGCGCACAGGCAGACATCAAGCGCTCCGTTGATGCCGCTAAGAACGCCAACGAGCCGGTATTTCCTATTCCGGCTGGCTACAAACTCTCGCCGGTTGGCCTCGATCCTGCGAAGGGGCAGATGATTGAGGCTCGAAGATTCCAGGTGGAAGAAATCGCACGCGCGTGGCAATTGCCGCCTGTTTTCCTGCAGGATCTGACGCGTGCGACGTTCAGCAACGCCGAGCAGCAGGATTTGCATCTGGTGAAGCACCTTATCGGGCAGTGGGCCAAGGCGCTTGAAGACGAGATCAACCTCAAATTCTTCGGACGCGATACCACCGGTCGCTGGGTGGAGCATTCGCTGGATGCGATTCTTCGCGGCGACTTCGTATCGAGGATGAACGGATACGGCGTCGCAATTCAGAACGCCATCCGCACACCTGATGAGATCCGGGCGCTGGAAAATCTACCGGCCATGGGCGGCGAGGCAGACAAGCTGCATAT